CCAGTAATCATGAACACTCGCATTTACTCTTGTAACTTCATCAAGAATGATGTGCCACAAAGATGGCGTGGGAGGTATAATGAAGATACAATCATCTCGATAGATATGCTCAAAGCAGGGTACTGTACTGTTCAGTTCAATACTTTACTCCAAGAGAAGATGAACACACAGACCATGAAGGGAGGAAACACACAGGAGTTTTACCATAAAGAGGGAATCAAGAATGAAGGGGATAAATATGCAGACAAGGGGACTCTCGCCAAGAGCCAGATGCAAGTAAAAGTACACCCAGACATCTCTAAGCTAGTCTGGAAGTTCGGCAGATGGCACCATACTGTAGACTACTCAGTCTTTAAGAAGAACAAACTGTTCAGGAAAAATGATGTGGTACTCTCAGGGGAGGTGAACAACTACGGTATAGAACTCAAACAAAAAACACTATGACAAAGAAGACTACAAAAAAGAAAAGCTCAGCAGGTAGACCCACTATAATGACCCCCTCAGTTGTAACCAAATTAGAACAAGCTTTTTCACTTGACTGTACAGTGTCCGAGGCTTGCTTTTACGCAGGAATATCAAGAGAGACATACTATGAGTTTCTCAGAAGAGAGCCAGCATTTGTTGACAGATTCGACTCTTTAAGGAATAAACCAGTGCTAAAGGCTAGGCAAACAGTATATACAGCACTCAAAAATCCTCAGTACGCCACATGGTACCTAGAGAGGAAAGCCAAGAAAGAGTTTAGCTCAAGACAGGAACTCACTGGGGCGGACGGAGACAAGCTCATAGAACCTCAGCTCTCAGAAGAAGAAAAGACAAGACTGCTCTCTCTCCTCAAGAAAAAGAAATAGTATGGATAGATACATTTTAAGGCGGATAGAAAAGTGGTTCAAAACGAGGGTAATAGCTTGGTCGTATAGAGACTTGCCTTTTGATATGTGGTGGACGACAGAAGAAATGGGGCGGGATATAGCCAAAGAACAGTTTTCATCTATAAGGAGAGCGGAGGAAAACAAAGTAATCGCTTCTTTCGTTCACAATGGAAAGTGGTGGGTGATAGAGGACAATAACAAGAAATGACAGACGAAGCACTAGCAGAAATGATGAATGGCAACAAAGACCAGAGACTCTTTCTAGGGAAGGAGAGCTTTGGCCTTTTTGCTTTGTACTACTTCGGCAATTACTTCGAGTACTCACTAGCAGACTTTCACTACGACATGATTGAGAACCTAGAGGAACTCACTCTCGGAGGAACTATTAGAGAGCTTGCCTTCATCATGTTCCGAGAAAGCGCAAAGACTACATTCACTAAGCTCTACATCATCTGGCTCATAGCCTTTAACAAGAAGAGATACATCAACGTAGACTCATTCGATAAGGAGAACTCAGAGCGTATTCTCTTTGATATAGCCTACGAGCTAAGCAACAATGTGAGATTCATGGAAGACTTCGGGGTGCTTTATTCTAGGCACAGAGCTATAAATGAGGTGAAGCAAAGCAAAATAAGCAACTTCGTCACAGAGAATGGCATCCGTGTAGAAGCACACAGCACCCAAGAATCAGTCCGAGGAAGACTTCACTTGAACCAAAGACCAGATATTCTTGTACTGGACGACTTCGAGACAAACAAGACAAAAGACTCAGTAGCATATACAAAGCAGATTCGTGACCATATTTCAGAAGCGATGGGGGGTATGAGCACCGATGGGGTGATTCTCTACTTAGGGAACTACATCACCGAATATGGCAACGTGCAGTTCTTGATAGACCGAGCCAAGACTGACGAGAAAATCAGAATCATGAACGTGCCCGTGATGGTGAACAATACACCTACTTGGGAGGCAAAATATGCCCGCACAGACGAGCAAGCTAAAGAACAGGGGAAAGTATCCATTCAGGACAAAGAACGCCAGCTAGGGTCGTATGTGTTCTCCTATGAGATGATGAACCAGCCGATAGACGAGAGCATGTCCGAGTTCAAGAAAAGCTACATCAAGCACATCACCGAGCATGAGGTGAAGAAGCTAGAGACTCTATGTTTTGTCACTATAGACTCGGCAGTATCAGAGAAAGAGAGCGCAGACTATACAGGAATCACTATCAACTGGGTGGATGAGAGCAATAAGTGGCATGTGATGACGTATAGACTCAAGGTGAACTCCCGAGAACTTATTGACCACATCTTTTACCTTCACGAGACGTATAGACCCAAGACAATAGCACTGGAAGAGACTACATTTTCGCTGGCGATAAAGCCATTTCTCACAGAAGAGATGAGGAAACGCTCAGTCTTCTTCTCGATTACTCCTCTCAAGCACAAATCTACCGCTAAAGAGACACGCATCAGGGCGTTAGTCCCGAGGTGGGAGAACGGAGCAATCCTCTTAGTCGGGGCAAATACTGAACTGATAGATGAAATGAGAGCTTTCCCCAGAGCGGTACATGATGATGTTCTTGATTCCCTTGCGTACCAGATGCAGGTGGCTCATAGACCACATGGAGGGTATATGCAGGACTGGCAGGGAGTGAATGATGATAAACCATTACCAAATAAAGCATTATAACTATGAAAACATACACGCTTATACTAGAAGACTCACCAACTGGGCTAGTTGCTAGAGTTTCTTGTGGGGGCAAAACATTAGTTTTTGGTGGCTACCCTAAATGGGAAGCACCAGACTTTATAAAAGATATACAAAAACACTTTCAATGAAAACAGCACTACCAATGAATATGCCTCAGAGCGTAAAAGATGCTCTCGCTAGAATATGGACTAAGTTGCCACCTAACATGAGGGAGATTTGCTACACCTACGGTGATATATGCTTCACGCCCCGAGATTTGCCCCTAGACGTAGAGAAACACGAAGAGGTGCACCAGAGACAGCAGGGAGACAAACCAGATGAATGGTGGAGCTTATATGGCCGTTCGCCTCAATTTAGATATGAGCAAGAACTAGAAGCATATAGAGTTCAGTATCAGTTCTTTCTAGCAAGGAATGGCAAGCGCAAAGCATTTGAGTTTGCTAAGAGACTGGCCAGAGACATGTCAGCAGAGATGTACGGAGGCATGTGTAGTTACGAAAGAGCCCTCTTTGACCTTATAAAAAAATAGCCACCTTCTTTGGTGATTACTAGAGCTTGCTGATGCCCCCTTACCCCCATCTGTATTCAGGTGAGGATAAGAGAATCAGCAGAGCGTGTACCTTCTTCGGAGCCATACTGTCGCTTGTGCTTGAATGACACTTAGCTCTGCCACTCATTTCGATGCCCCGAGCATAAAAACAAAAACCCTTTCAGCGATACTAGTCAGAAAGACAAGTACCTTTGAAAAGGTTTTAGTACTCCGTCTTCTTGACTATCGCTGGCCAGTTGCCTGACCCCTTAAGTATTACAGATACACAAAGATTTGTAAAGTGGATAATGGCTGTTACACTAAAACTATGAAAACACCTACCAAAAAGGGTATCGTAGCGAAGAAGCTCGTACTTCCTAAAGAGAAGGAAGAGACTACGCCAGCGAAAAATCCCACATACGAACTTATTGCAAGAATCAACAGTGAGATAATCAGGGTGGAAGGGGAAGACATGACCATGTTCAATCAGATTCGCCCCGCTAAAGTAACCACTAAAGGTATCTTTGAGCTACATAACCGAGAGACTGGCAAGCGTTTCGAGATAGTCTACCCACCTTTACTTGCTAAGAAACTCCTCACCAGTCCTTTTATTCAGACTGTTCAATGGAAAAGACTAAGTGGCAAAGTAGCATAATATGGCAACCAAAAAACTATTCGCATACATCCTCAACGAAGAGACTAAATACCAGACTGTCCCAATCCCAGTCATCGAAGGATATAACTGGTCAATGTACCAGCACGTTCGGAGAACTTTTATGTATCTCAACTCCAAGTATGAGACTGGTAACTTCGGCGACCAGCCATACAGGAACATCATCACTGATAAGATAAACCTCCAGCACAGAGCAATCAACCTTGATGTCAGCGAGATTCAGCCTTTCGTAGATGACCCAGACGAGTACTACAAGTCTTTTATAGTCAGGAAGTACCACGACAAATGGGCAAGAGAGAATGACCTCGGGGAGTTCTTCAATGACCTTGGAGAGACATGGACAGACTACGGAGGGGTGATAGTAAAGAGAATCAAGAACTCAAAGCCAGAAGTGGTGCCGTTCCAGAGAATCGCCTTTGTAGACCAGAGCGATATGAGCAAAGGACCAGTCTGCGAGAAGCATTACTTCACCCCAGATGAACTCATGGAGTACAAAGGGAAGTGGCAGAATATAGAAAAAGTAATCGAACTGGCAGGGCAAGAACACCAGACAAAAGAGACAGAGAGGATGAAGCAAGTCATTCAGACTCCAACTGCATACATCGAAGTCTATGAGCTCCATGGTGTTCTTAGTGATGACTGCCTCGACGAAGATGCAGAGGAGTACAAATACTCACGCCAGATGCACGTCGTGGCTTACTACAAAGACGAGAAAGGAAACAAGCAGGGCATCACGCTATTCTCAGGGCCAGAAAAGAAATCACCTTATAAGTTTGCAGTAAGAGATAAGATAGCAGGACGTGCTCTTGGTAGAGGAGGTGTAGAAGAACTCTTCGAGGCTCAAGTATGGACAAACTATTCTGAGATTCAGCAAAAAGAGATGCTCGACATCGCTTCAAAGATACTCTTTCAGACTTCCGACCATGCATACACTACGAAGAACAAGACCAGAAACCTACAGCAAGGTCAAGTAATGACATACGAGGATGGAAAGCCACTACAGCAACTCATCGCCAACCCAGTGAACGTACAGTTCTTTGAGGCTAAGACTCAGCAGTGGGAACAACTAGCTCGCTCTGTCTCAGCAAGCTTTGACTCTATCTCAGGAGAGACTGCTAAGTCTGGTACACCGTTCAGGCTAGGACTCATGCAGAATCAGGAAGCTCACTCGCTTCACCTTTACAGGAAAGAAAAGCTTGGTCTATTCCTTCAGACTGTCTACCGAGACTGGATACTGCCTTACTTCGCTCAAGACTTGTCTCGCCCTCAGAAGTTCCTCTCAGAGCTATCTCTAGCCGAACTCCAAGCAGTAGCAGAACAAGTAGTGACTAACGCACAGAACGAACTCATCAAAGAAAAGCTCTTTAACATGGACGCACCTGACATCACGCCAGAGAAACTCCAAGCTGTAGAGCAAGCTACACGCCAGAACTTTATGCAGGGAGGCGGTAAGAAGTTCATTGAGATATTCGCAGAAGAGTTCAAGGACATGCCGATTGACGTGCAGATAATTATTACAGGAGAGAACAAGAACAACGCATTCGTAGCAGAAAAGCTCTCAGCCATCTTCGCTCAGATTGCGCAGAACCCAACTATCCTAGAAAACCCTATGATGAACAGACTCTTCAATGAGATTCTCGAGTCCTCAGGTGTATCTCCTATAGATTTTGCTACAATAAGACAAGGAAGCGCAACAGTGACTCCTCCTCAGGGAGCACCAGCACCTAACGCTCCTGCACCTGCTCCTCAACCAGCAGGACTACCAGTAACGCCACCTGTGGCACAATAAAAAAGTATGGCAACAAAAAAAGATGTTCGTGCTCTAACCTTCTTAACAGAAAGAGAACAAGATGCTCTCACCCTCTTTATCCAGAACGAGACTATGAGAGAAGCTCTCTACAAAGTCCTTATGGATGGAGTAAACAACATGGGAGTACAACGTGCAGGAGAACCTAGCTTGATGAATAGAAACTGGGTATTCGGAATGGACCCACAAGGCACACTAGATGACGATAAGTTCGGTAGAGCTATCCGAGTTCATACCGCAGCATTCGTACTCGTAGAGCAGGCATTTAAGGCTCTCTATGACCTTGTGCCAACCTCAGAGGAAACAAGTGGCAAGAACCCAGCACTGTAATTCTTTACAAGGCAAAGTCACTTGCTACACTGAAGTAGTAAACAAGTATTTAACAATTTTTAACAACAATTATGACCAAAGTATTACGTTTGAAAGATAAGCAGGCAAGTCAGGGAGCACAATCAGGGGTACAGCCTCTTTTTAAGGCTCGTGCAATCTTCAACTTCGGTGTTGATGGTGGGGCTATCGCTACTATCGTTCCGAAAGAGACTGCAACACTACCTAAAGGAGCTGTCATTGTCGCAGGCACAGTAAACTCGACTACAGCCGTCCTCTCAGCTGGTTCTGCAACTGTCTCTATAGGGACATCAGCAGGGTCATCTGCAACCTCAATTCTTGGGGCTACAGCAAAAGCAACTCTCTCTGCTAATGCTCTCATCAACGCTGTATCAACTTTCGCTGCACCAGTGAAGCTGACAGCACAGGGAGACATCACATTCACAGTAGGTACAGCTGTTCTTACAGCAGGAGTAATAGAGGTCACTCTCTTCTACTTCGTCGCGGCAGCTTAGTTTCTTCTTGAGGGCTTAGAGCACAGCCACCTCCTCTAAAAAGCACAGCTCATGGGAGACAACCCTTGAAACACTTAACCAACATTCGCTTAGAATATGGCAGAACTACACAATGAGGAACTCGACCCTACAAACGAGGAAGGAGCAGAGCTTGATTCGTTCGATGCTCAGACTGATAAGGAACTAGAGGAAGCAGGGGATGACCCAGCAAAACTCAAGGAACTCCTTACCAAGAGAACAGAGACACGACAACGACTTTACGCAAGACTCAAGAAAGCAGAGGCAGACGCTAAAACTTTCAAGCAAGCTAAAGAAGACAAGCCTGACCCAAAAACAGTGGGCAAGAAGATAGAACTCGGCTATGGGGAAAAAGGCTTTCTAGTGGCTAACGGCATCAAAGGGACTCAAGAGTTCGAATTGGTGCAGTCAATCATGAAAGAGTCAGGCAAATCACTAGACGAAGTTCTTGAATCTCGCTACTTCCTAGCAGAACTCAAATCACTTAGAGATGAGAATGCCGCACTTGATGCTGCCCCAAGAGGGAATGGCACTCGAGGAGGCAGCTCTGCAAAGAGCACTGTAGACTACTGGATTGAGAAAGGTGGTCTACCAGAAGACACCAAGCTCGCTCGCCAAGTTGTAGCAGAAAGGAATCGTAGAGATTCAGTCTCAAACAAGTTTGGAGGAGCCAAGTAGTGGGGAAGCTGTGGCGTTATGAACTAACTTAACGCAAAAACTATGGCTAACACCATGATATATAAGGAAGACTGGACAACAATGCTCCAAGAAATCCTTGACGCTCCTACATTTTGGAAGGACGTGTGCCATGTGGAATACACCTCGTCAAAGGTTCTTCACAATCCTTACCAGACAAAAGCAACTGCTGTTTCTTACACTCGTGGTGCACAATATACATTCGCTGACTTCACAATCACCGATGATAACGTGAACATCAACACGAC